AGACAGCAATGACTTCGCCGTGCGTTTGCCCGACGCAAATCTTCAGGCAATTACTCAATAAACCCATTGTGTAAAAGGACGCACACCAGCTCCGGGTACAAATACACCACCTTGGCGGCAGTCAAGGTGTATAAAACCACGCTGTCTACCATCCCCCAGTCCACCTGTCCAGCGATCACAAATCCATCTATAGAAGGTGTCTACGCTTCCGCCGACAGGATATATGTCAAAAGCTTCTCCGGTAACATGCCTCGAGTTTGGCACTCCGCCGACCATCTGATTAACAGGTTCCGGTCTGTAAAACGAGGTTACGCCTAAAGGACCGCCCCAAGCGTCACGTACTTTTTGAAACTCATGCGCAGTGCGCAACAAACGATCCCGATATGCAAATCTAGGACCAGGAATGCGACGTTTGTCCCATTGGAGCACTTCACCAACCGAGAGTGAAGGCGTTAACATGCTCCCAAAATTGCACCAATCAATTTCTTGTGAACCAGAAATAACTTTGCGCCAATGTGGTTCATAAATAAACCATTTACCAAACAACTCCGCTAGCTCTACTATCGCGTGTGCATCAGTAGGGCACTCAGTGTAAGAAACTACTGAATAAACAACAGATTTAGGACACTCGCGTTTTTCTTTTGCACTAAGATCCTTCGCCGGTGCTTTAATGTGCTTTAGCCAAGTGTTATGCACAGCATTTATGCAGTATAAGACGGGCTTACGCGACTTATGTAAAGTTGATGCTGCGTCAACAGTGTTTAGGGCAGCCGGAGCTTGGGACTCCCCCGAGTTAGGCAAAGCAAGCTCAGAAAAACTCCTGCGTCCACTAGGCTGACTCGCTTTCTTAGCACCAGAAGCCATAGCACATAGCCATTTAACCCAATCTACATGCTTTAACGAGATTGTTTGGTCTTCCAGTACAGTTCTTCCGCTTTAGCCTCCCATGCTTTGTATTGCATAAAACGTCCCGAAGCTCTAGCCTTGCGCTTACTCATATTCCAGTCTTCAAAAAACTGAGCATCTCGCACCAAGCGAAACAAAAGACCATTAGGCAAACGAGCTGCAATTTTTTGCAACTTAGTCAAAAGCATTAATCGCAGCTCGTGGCTTTGCATTAAGCGTCTAGCCTGGTAGCTAAGCTGTCCGTCACAGCAGGCACAAGACGAATGCAGTCATCCTCAAGCACAATTGTAAGTGAGTCTCCAGGTTCTACTCCGAATTTACGCGAATAGCTTTTACCGATCAAAATAACACCGGAGCGGTGCACAGTTGTAGAAAACTGTGCAACTTTTCCAGGTTTTTTATTAGGTTTAATATCTAAACCTTTTGCACTCAGGAGCTCTTCACACATTTGCTTAGTCAACAAACGCTCATTACCGCTAGTAGTGGAGCGCACATAGCCAGTAGCCCGTGCTAACTCACACTGATCCATATCAGGATTGTCCTTTACGAAAGACAATAAAGCCTGCCCAGTCAACATAGGTGAAATACAACACATAAAAAGATTAACACACCTAGCTTTATTTGGCATCTGCCCAAGTAAGCCCTTCTGAGCCTTCCGCGATAATAGGAACGCTAGCGCAAACAACACCACCAGCCTCTTCCATAGCGGACGTTAGTTTCTGTACCCAAGACTTTGCATAAGCTTCGCGAACTTCAAGCACGATCTCATCGTGTACCATAGCTATTAAAAAAGCTTCTCCAGCTTTGGTGTTACCTATACTCTTCCATACGTTTACAAGCGCTAGTTTAGCTATATCCCCCGCCGTTCCTTGAACCTGTGAGTTTATGCGTGTAGTGTACTTATTGTTAAATCCTGTCAAGCGTCGCTTGCGCCCGTAAGCAGTAAATACGCACTCGGTGGTTTTATTTCCTTCTTCTGACTGCCATTCATAGAGGCGCGGATACGCTTGACGGAAGCGGGTCACAAGCTGCTGAGCTTCTTCGAGCTCTAGATCTACGCCGTATTGGGCGGAAGCTTGTCTGCGCAGTGTCGCCGCACCTGCGCCATACAAAAGGCCGAAATTACATATTTTTGCCGATGTACGCTCTTTTTTAGTCACATCTTCAGGGTTTTTATCTGTCAGCAAAGCTGCAGTTTCTGTGTGTAAATCTCGGCCTGCTTTGTACGCTGCGTGCATCAAAGGCTCACCCGAAAGCTCCGCTGCAACACGTAACTCTACCTGACTAAAATCTGCAACCACAAGAGAATACCCCGGTCGTGCTCGGAACAATCGGCGGAACTCAACATCTCGAGGTATCTGTTGCAAGTTGGGAGAGGCACAGCTTAGTCTGCCCGTATCGGTGCCCATTTGTCTGTAGTTGGCATGTATACGTCCGTCAGGCCCTATAGAGTCAAGCAGCTTATCAATGTGAGACACAAGAGTCACAGCCGCTTTCCAGTTCAAGTACATATCAACGAGTTCGTATTGATGACGTAAAAACGAAAGTAAGTTCTGGTCTAGGCTTGGTAACCCTTTTTCATTTGGCGGTAGCAAAATACCCGCCTGCTCAAACTTAGCTGCCATTTGTTGCGGCGATCTAGGGTTAAAGCCTTTGAGTTTTTTTGTCCCTGCTCTCACAGAACCTGAATCTTTCACACGCGTATTGAGTGCACCGTCGGGGTCGCGTGGCAACCAAAGATCAGCTGGCCCATCTGGATGCTCCCGCTTAAGAGCCTGATCAAGCTCTTCTAAAAACTGGTCTTTGAGCCCCTCTGCTTGCGCATTTAGCGCGACACGTAATTCAGACCCGTTAAGGGCATCAAACCCAAAGCCATTCCACTGCATGGAGGCGATTGCACGCAGGGCTTGCATCTCAAGCTGGAACACGTCCCATAACGTCCTAGAGTCCGTCACTTCAGAATTTTTTAAAGCCGCCACCAAGGGCTTTACCAACCGAGGTAGGCACGCTGCATCTCTTGCGGCGTAGTTAAGCATTTCTGAGGAGATCTCACCTGACCAATCAGCTTTCTGCAACTCCTTAGGTAGCTCGACGTGCAATACACGCTTCACGATGCTACCTAGATCGTTTTTTGCACCTGTACCGTTATTGAACACCTTGGAAGCGATCATGGTGTCAAAAATAGGCCCCTTAAGAACAACGCCAGCCCCCTTGAGAAAGTTCAGATCAAAAGCAGCGTTCTGTAGAACTTTTTTCCCCGAGCCTTCAAGCAATCGCTTGAGGCTCCGCAGGCCTGGTACGTCCCAGCACAGACCTCTTTCACCATTTACCCGCCACCCATCAAGATCCACAATCAAGGCATAGTCTTGATTCGCGACTTGAACTAGACGGACGCGATCCACTAAGGGATCTAGACCCGTGGTCTCGGTATCTATACCTAGAATTTCGGGTGACTCAACAAACTCAGAAACGCGTTTTTCCAACAAAGCGGCTGTTTGCGGACCTTTAATAAAATCAAAATCAACAGCATTTAGAGCTTTTTGATGCCCGAGTGTAGTAGCTGAAGGCATAATTGTTTAAACACGAAATTGTTATGGACAGGGCTGCACTCAAATTCGCTCAAGAAGTTGGCTTAAGACAGATAGATGAATGCAGCAATGTGCAGGAACTACAAAGTTTAGCAAAAACTTTGCTTAAGTCGCACTTCGAGTCACGGAGTCTAATAGCAACTTTAATGCTGTCTCAACTTCAGGACCAGCCCTCTGGATCCCAATCTGTATAGTCCTCCGTAGAAGGGGGGTCCCCCTTTATGCCTGAGGAAGTGTCCAAAACCTCCGGTGCATTCTCGAGAACCTCTGTACTGGAGAGGGTTTCAGCCTCAGAGGTTTTGGACACCCCCTCTAATTTGTCCAAAATGTCCAAAACTTCAGGGCCACTTTCAGGGGGGTTTTTACACAGTTTTTCCACAGCCTCGCGTGTCGCAGATGTCTCATCCCCGAGTGTGCCCTGGTGAGCCGTATCACCCTCGGTAGTTTTGGACACTCCGAGGTTTTGGACACTTTTCTCCGAACCTTGTCCAAAACTCAAATCCCTTGTGTCAGAAGGGTTTACAAAGAAAGAAGGGAGGTTTTGGACATTCTTTGGCTCGTATATAAGGGGTTTAACGGAAAACACCTTCCGAGGGCGGCCACCTTTAGATCCCGCTTGTCCCACCGCAGATTCTTCTACGAGGCCGGCTACTACCCACCGCTTCACCCACCGCTTGACTGTTTTTTCGCTGACTATGGTGCCTGGCCCCCTACGCCCCGCCAGCTTCGCGTTTAAGGCACATCGGAGCTCTTGAGCGGTCATAGGTGCCTCTGCCTCTTTAAGAAGCCCCAGCACCATCGTCCGAGGTGTTTCGTCACCCTGACCGTTGTTCTCACGCGTAACGGTCGGAGTGAGGTCTTCAATGCTTAGAACCTCCTCAATGTCCTCGTTAATCAAAAAGCGATCACCGCCTCGCATACCCCGGCTTTTATCAATCTCGAGCAAAAGCGCTTTGTCTCCGTATTGAGCTCTTTCTTCGTCACTAAGCTCTTTAAGCTCCCAAGTCTCATGCACGGCATTTCTAAGCGTGTCCGTACCTCGGAATTTTGTACCGTCCTTGGTGTTGTGGTGGATCCACAGGAAAGTTGTGGGCGGGAAGGCTGTACCGTTCTCCCTCGCTAGGCGGTAAAGCGTGTTTGAGTACTCCTTCTCGTACTCTTTGGCTGCGATCATGGTGCTAACCGAAGTCAAAGAGTCCACAACCACAAGCACTGGTTTTATCTCCTGCAACCACCGCAGTAGAACTCGATACTGGCTTTGCTGCCATTGAGGCTTAAATCGAAACCACTTATCTACCCCTGTAGTGTCAATGCCCTGCTGATCTAGATATTCTGCATAATCCGTCATTGACATATCATTACCAATAAAAAGCACATTCCCCGAGATTGTTGGTTCTACAGTCAACCCCCGCACTTTCATAGGCAACTTCTGCCCGACAATCTTGGAAAGCAACACAGCAATGCGTGTCTTACCCATACCTCCTCTTGCGTGTAGCAAAATCGAGCTAGGTGATGAAATAAAATCCGGTATCAGAAAATCGCGTTGATTACGTACTTTTTCTTGCCATTGCGGGTCCTCTGCAACCTGCTCTTGATGTAAAAGATACCTCTCGAGTGCAGCCTCAACCTGAGGCCCTGATTTATACACATGCGTCAGTCCAGCGTCTCTGACCAGTTCCATTAGGTGGTAATGACCGAGTTCGGCGTTGTCATAACCGTTTACGATTTTTTCCACCGAAGTAAAAAAGTCGTCACCACTCAGCCGTTTAAGCGGAGCGTCTTTAATTGTGACTTCTGAGGCCAACGCGCACGCCGGGTAGTCGTACCCAAGCTTTCCCGCAATTTCGGCTACGTATGCCTCTAAATCCGGCCCTGTTGGCTTACCCGCGTGCATATCTTCGGTGCGGATTTTATGCACAAAATCAAGAACACTGCCCCCGACCCCACAAGCTTTGCAGTCCCAACAGCCGCTATCAGTCGAGTACTGAAACGTCGTACCACTGCGTCCACCGTGCCAGGGACATCCGCTCATACGCTGCGGTTTCGTCCCACCCCGCTCTTTCCATCCGTACTTATCAAATACCTCGTGCTTAAACACCAACTCATCTAACCGAGGTTGTAACCGAGTCTGCACTTCTTCTTTAAAAAACCATCCCCTAATTTGTCGCGGTGGGATAGCGGTCTGACCCCCAAAATCTTCACTAAGCTCCTGCTGTTGTGCCTCTGTTAGCCACTGCACTGGCTTTCTATAAGGACGGAGGATGTCCAACACCCATGCAGGTGCCCATGCAACGATACCCTCGTTGTAATTCAGGAATTGATAGGGCAGTTTAGTTTCCGGGTGAGGCGACCCCGGCACGACGCTTTGGCAGGCGTTGAAGCGCAGCACGACTTCTTGGTACTCACCTTCACCAGAGGCGAGAACATCTCCTCCTGCGCCACGGTTTGTGTCTCCGTGCCCAAGGTGCCATTCACCATCTGCAGTACGTAAGATTAGTGTCTTGACATGCTCCAGCTCAGACACCATGTACTCAGGTACGCGGTACAGAATTTGACGCCGGCCAGGTTTACCCGATGTCCAAGACATAGTGCGCTCTTGGCCATAAGGCTCATAGGCTTCACCTGCGACCTGGCGATAACGGTCATCAGCGTCTGTGCCATCAATATCTAAAGCGATTAAACCCCCCGAGAATGAACCGGTCACAACACCGAGTCCTACGTAGTCCTGGCGCAGTTGATAAGCCGTCATGCACTCCACCCGAGTGAGCGGCTTGGTTGTCCATTCTTTGATGTAAGTGGCTTTACCTGCTACAGGTACAAACGCCCAGTTATCAGGGAATACGTCACGCCGTAACAATTCAATAGCTCTACCTTTAAGCAGTTCTGGGTTGTTGCTTTTTTGTAGCTGTGCCATTAAGGTTTTAATTGACGAAGTGAACACCAACGCCCCTGCCACTGGCGGGGGCTTTTTGTTGGCTGCTTATCACCGTAACCAGGGAGGCCTTATAGGGCAATAAAACTGCACAAGACTCAATAGAATCGCAATAGTTTTGCAAAATTCATTACATTGTTGACAAACGTGCTCTTACCCGGTACCATACGCTCATGAGACGGAGCAGAGCACCGTTTCCTTCACCTCATCCACTTTCGTGTAGCTTCACCACATGTCGTCTTTTCTCCCACAAGCAGTTATCCGAGAGATTTCTCAAGAGTCGTCTAGCGCCGGTCGGTATTTAAACCCAGCCAAACTCACCGAAGAGACACGTCTGCGCTTTTTTGGTAGCGGTATAACAGGCTATGAAGCTTGGACTGAAGCTAACGAGCCCATTCGTTGGGAGCAGAAACCCGAGCAGCTACCTGCCAACATTAAGCAGCAGCCTGGCCGCACGCCGCTTAAGCGTTTTCTTGCAGCTGTAGTCTATGACTATATTTCTGATGATTTCAAAATCCTTCAAATCACACAAAGGACTTTGATGGACCTTTTATTTAAGTACATGTATGATGAAGAATATGGTGATCCTCGTAACTACGATGTTAAGATCAGCAAAAACGGAGACGGTATAAACACCAAATACAGCCTTGTAGCTGCACCACCTAAACCCGTCAAACCGGAGCTACAAGCCCGCTTTGACGAGCTGACATGCGACTTAACTCGTCTTTACGACCGCGAGGACCCTTTTAGCTCTACTTCTTTTTAACTTTATGGGGAGCTAACAACTCCCCCTTTTTTACATAACCTAAACCACAATGACCCCAACTCAAATACTTGGGCGCAACATTCGTTTTCATCTTTTTCGTACCCAACTCACATTACGTGACGTAGCTGCGCGCTCCGGTGTTTCACCTTATTCTTTAGGCCGTATGGCTAGTGGCCGCACAAAGCTTGTTGACCCCAATGTGCTTTCAGACCTAATGGAGATTTTTAAATGCGACGCTAACGCATTGCTACAACCTATCGAGGGAGTGCCTTATGACGAATGATCTTATTACCGCACTGCCTAAATACGAGCTTGTACGTACCCACAATGAGGGTAACCGTAGCTATCAGACACCATTAGGTCTTTGTAGTTCAGTAACTACTATTCTAAGTCGCACTAAGGACCAAACGGGACTTCAACTATGGCGTGAATCTGTTGGCGTAGACCGAGCTGATTTCATATGCAATTTAGCTAGCTTTAGAGGCACACGCCATCACGATGCCATTGAACGCTACTTACTTGACGGCACTGAACCTGTATTTGATTACCTAAACACACCTTACTGGAAGAGTACTCGTAGCTTTCTTAACCGCATTAGAAAACCTCTAGTTACCGAGGGTTCCGTATACCATCCTTTACGCTATGCCGGAGCGTTTGACTGTATTGCGTACATGGACGACGACGAAGCTCAACCTTCTTTGCTTGATTGGAAAACCGCAGATAAACTACGCAACCCGGTAAAAATGTACGAGTATTCTCTACAGGTCGCCGCTTATACTGCTGCCGCTAACTACGTTTATAAACCGCAAGGCCTCGACATTAAAAGAGCGTTTATTGTCGTGGCTCTACCGGACGAACCACCTCAAATTCAGGAATTAAACGCTCGTGAGCTACAGCAGTACATGTTGCATTTCGAGTCCCGCGTTAAACGCTTTACCCGAGCGCGTGCATGACAGATCAGCCATCCGATTCACTTAAAACTTTTGTTAGAGATGCTCTTGTTGGCTCTTTAATCATGCAGCGCGCTACAAAATTAGGACTATCTTTAGACGACTTGTATGAGCCTAATAATCCTTTTAGCTGTGAGATCTACACTTATTTAATTGATACACTCGGGGAGTATCCTGACACTACGGCTACTCATACCATATTAGCTCTTACTCTATATTTAAAACAACCTAATGTAGTCAAAGCTAATACCGCTTGTATTTCACAGCTATTATGGAACACTATGGGTGATCCTGATAGCAACGGTACTACTCCACCCGTTATGTATAGAGAGGCAGCCTATCACATTTATACCTGGTTAATTTTACAGCTTTCATCTTCTTTCTCCTCTTAATTATGCTAATTGCGCTTTACTCTTCTACTCTCGGTTCCGGTAAATCTACCGTAGCTAACTTTCTTGTTCAATCCCACGGCTTTGCGTTGTTGAGTTTTGCTTCACCCATTAAAAGCATGACCAATGTGTTATTAACTGAGTTCGGTTACAGCCCCGATGAAGCTTACCACATGACACACGTTACAAAAAACGCACCTGTACCCGAGCTAGCTAGTACTATAGATGTCCGCCAGCTACTACAGACTTTAGGCACCGAGTGGGGCCGTCAGTGTATTCACCCTGATATTTGGCTACGCTGTTGGTTATCCCGCTACTTGGTTTTAAGTGCTGACGGCGCTACTAATATTGTGGTGGATGATGTCCGTTTTGAGAACGAAGCCTCTCTAATTAGCCGTTTAGGGGGCCATCTCTGGAAAGTTGAGCGACCTAATGCAGCTTCAATGAGCACCCACTCTTCCGAGGGCGGCTTAGACCACCTACGTCATTTTGACGATCCTTCTAACGATTACTCTATCGCCTTTTCCACTATTATTAACAATAACAACTCTATTGAAGACCTCCACCGCAAGCTAAACGTGGAACTCGCTATTTTAAATGCTAACCAGGGCGCTTAGCTATTCAGATGCAAGTTGCCGCATACTACGTAAGTCTGCACTTGCGCTATGTCGGATAACATATCCCACTATCTCAGAGCTATCGCCCGTTACCCGATTCTTTCACAAGAAGCGCAGCTTAGACACGCCTATAACATTCAAGCGTGGATTCAGTACACACCACCCGGAGCGTCCGAGCCTGATCGTAACGCGGCGCCTTCTCGCATCGCCCGCCGTGGGAAACGCTCCTTCGATCTTATGGTAACGACTAATTTGAGGTTAGTCGTACACCTTGCTAAACGCTACAAAAACCGAGGGCTTAGCCTCAACGATTTGATCCAAGAAGGAAGTATTGGACTTATTCGCGGTATTGAACTCTTTGACCCTACTCGCGGTTACGCTTTTAGCACTTACAGTTATTGGTGGATACGCCAATCTATAACACGCGCCATCTATAATTCAGCTAACACAATTAGGCTACCTATAAACATACAAGATACTGCATCTAAGATAAAAAGAGCTATAGCTGTGTTCAACACAGAAAACTATCGCGCACCTACTATTGCTGAAGTAAGTAAGCTCATTGATGTACCACCATCACGTATTTATGAAACACTAACAATTTGTGCTCGTTCCGCCTGTCTTTCTACTGACACTATATTCCATCTTTACGATGCTCCTTTAATGGACGTACTAACAAATACCGAACCAGCCACATCTGAAGACCCCGAACTTAACGCACAGGCCAACGAAACCTACGAGCTGGTTAACCGAGCCGTGTATTCACTTACTTCGCTTG